TTGTACATCTTTAACAAATGGTCCATCTAAAGTAGGATTAGCAGTGCTTGGAAGATCTCTTAGTGCTTGTCTATAGGTTGCCCACTCTGCTTTTGTAGAGTCTGATAAGGGACTATCAGGACCTTGAGTCCAATCACAATTTTGAAGAAGTCTGTTTCTATGCGCTTTTAATCTATTCATAGGTTCAGCATTTCTCAATTCTACCAATTTAGCATTGACTTCTTCTTCAGTTGGAGGATTGGGGATTAGTGTTTCATCCCATACAATATTTTCATAACTATCCCCATTTTTTATGAAAAAAGATCCTGGAATATTTCCAGTCAAAGCATGAACTGCTTGTCCTATATTAACATCAGGTAACATATTTTCCTCCCACTAATCTTGAGTGTATGTTCCAGTATAGTATATTCTATATGTATTGTTAGTGCTACTATTATAAGCACTAATTCCACTTATTTGTAGACTTTGAGTTCCATTTGGATCCCAAGGAATAATCAAGGGAGTACAGAAGTAATTATAATACCAATCATAATGTGCTTGCATATCATAAGTTCCTTGGTTAAGATTTTTTCCTGTTTGATGATACCACCCTGACAAATATCCATGGTTGGTACTACCATTGTGTTGATAAAAAACTAATATTCCTATTGCTTTGACGTTGCTTCCAGTTGCTCCAGTAATATTTCCTAAAGTCTGAGAGGTGTTATTATATGAAGTGTGCCAAGTTATATCAGTGGCCACCAGATCCGTGAGTCCTCGTGGGAAAGTGATTTCACTAAACTCACCACTACTACCAATTCTTTCAATAGTGCTTGTTTGAATGTTACTTACATTTAAAGTTCCCATATTACCTCCTTATACGATGACCCAGGTTCCGTCAATCGTCATCGTTGAATTAAGAGTGACTGGTCCTGCATTGAGTGCATTAACACTTGTTGTTATATAGTATCCGTTACTGTTATTTAATGTATTTTCGAATGCCAAGAATCCATCACCAATATACAAACTAGCATTTGTTTTAAACGAAAAGGAATTTTCAACGAATAAATTCTTTACTGTAAGTTCATCATACTTAAACTTTCCACCAATTGTAACATCCTTATAAAAAGTTACACTATTATTAAAATAAGTAGGATTTGAAAAACTATTAATTTCTGCCATTTTAGAGAAGTGCTGCTACTGGTTCACCAACAAGGGGAACTTGTTTAATCGCAAACTTAAACAAGTCTGCACCAACAAATATTCCTTCACCATCAAATACTCGTTGAGTAAAGTCTCCAATGGTTGCGGCAACCAAGTTTCCTTCATTACCATCAACATCAACGGCATTTCCATCAAGTCTCGTTCTTCCATTTTTGGAAACAAGATTTAAGTTTCTACCTGCCTCTACACTAATATCTTCGTCTGCCTGCAGTTCTATATTTTGTGCCTTGATTCTGACTGTACCATTTTTCAAACAAGTGATGTTAATATCACCATTCATACCAACAATTTCAAGGTCTATATCACCAGGAGCATTCTTCGAACCAGCAGCAATTTCAATTGCTCTATCATTGTGCATATGAAAGATTCCACTTTCATTGAACATCTGCAAATGAACATCCTGGTCATCAGTAAATCCATAAAGAGTATAGATGTTCGTTCCATCCCCATTCATTTGAGGATTACAGAAGTCCATTCTTGCCTTTGGACCCCAACTTATATAACTTCTTGCTTCTGTATTTTGATTAGGTCTTTCGGACATATTATGATACGCAATCGATTACGCTTACAACTTCTTTCTGTGGATCATATGGTCCCATCAGTGGTCTGATAAGAGCACCAGTGCCAGTTCCATTAACAGTAATTTTTGGCAAATCTCTAACAATGTTACTATTTATTGGAGATGCGGCAATAATTCTACCATTATCAATAGTCAAACTATATTCTGTTCCATTATCATCAGTAGCAGTATCACCAGGAGAATATCCATTTCCAGAATTGAGAACATATGCTCCAGTAACCGCATTCTCTTCATCGACTTCTACTGGATAGTTTTCTCCTTCGGATACAATATAGACACCAGTAATTTGCCCATATGTTGGTGATGATTGATCATAATCAACGATTGTTCTTCCAACTGCACCATATCCAAGACCACACGAATCTTCAAATGTCACCATCGGTGGAGCATAAGAATACCCACTTCCAGGGTCAGTTATTTCTACACCAATAATACTTCCAGTTCTTGTCACGGCAGAAGTAAGATCACTCAAACCTTCCGTATTATTCACAATTCCTCCCATAATTACTTTACCAGCACCACCAATGCCATTTCCACCAAAGAATGATACTTTTGGACCACCACAACTTGATGGTGTTCCACAATCTGGTTTTGTATATGGTGAATTTTCTTCACCAGGAACTTTTGGCAGCAATCTTGCCAGGTTTGCATTTTCTAGTGCCTTATCAAGAGCTTTGTTTGCTGCTGCTCTATTCTTTGGACCATAACCAATTGTCCACTCTTTAATTTTTGCACAAGACTTGGTTTGGTTACATGTAAAGAATGCCTTTACCTTCTTAAGTACATCAACAGAACTCGTTAAGAAATCTATAATTTTAAATGCTGGTCCTAAAATTTTAGACACCGCACCAAGTGCAGATTCAAGACCAGAAGATATCTGATCAACAATTCCATTTAACAGGGATCCAATAAACTGTTCTGCGGCACAAACACCAAAATTAACAACCTCCATCAGTGTTGATTCTACAAGACCTTTAATGGTATCCCCAAGACCATTAATAATTTTTCCAGCAACACATGCCATTGCTTTTTGAAGTGCTCCAACTGGGCCAACCATTGCCTGTTGTGCGGCAACACCAGCTAAATGTGCCGTAAATGGATTTGCCGTTGATGCTAATGTAGATGCAAAGGTGGAATCATAAAGTGCTTTCAAACCTTTTTGTAACAGTGGTATTAGTTTCTTATATAAAGAACTAAAAAGATTACCTACAAATCCATTTGCAAGTGTTTGTATTTTCTTTATCGCACTTTGTACATCTCCAAGAAAATTAGTTGCCTCGCTCGCAATCTTTATAAGATTTTCTAAGATATTAGTAATCTCATTAACAAAATTATCCTCACAAGTATCGGCATGTGTTACGGTCTGACCAGTTGCCTTTGATGCTGGTACTTCTTTTGCCTCACCCTCTTTCTTTTGAGCATTGAGTTGCTCAACTTGCTTTGGATCAAGGTTTCTTTGTAATTTCTGATCATCCTTGTTCTGTCCAGAACTTTCACCAGTGTCTCGTGCTCCTTCCTTTTTTTCTATATTTTTTGTGAATCCAGTGAAAGGAACGAATGGATTAGAAGGTTCTTTTGAGGGAATATATGGTGTTTTACCAAAAGATCCCATGATCATAGGAATCTGTCCATCATCACCATCAAGGAAAAATCCTACTACAACATCTCCTTGAGTAATTTGAGAACTTTGTGCATATTGTCCTCCACCACTACCAGCAGTGGTGGGCATTAAAACTCCTGCCCACGGTAAATCATCGTCAGAAAGTTCCGATGTATTATATGGATGATAACCAAGGATTCTTACTTTATATCTATGACCCCATCCTCTACCATCTGCTTGTGCTTGCCATGCAGAAGTCGGAGCAATCTGACCAATCCACCAACGGAATCCATCTCTACCAATAAAATTACTTTTAAGTAATGATTCTTCTATCATCTTTAGTTCTGTTCTTTACGGATACCAAAATTATCTCTTACCAATTTCAAAGACGTGTATGAACTATTAGGTTCAAAATGATGACACAATTCCTTTATCATATATAGACCACTTGTTTCTGTATCAAATTCATCAGAATCTTGTGATGATATTTTAGGGAATTTACATTCAATAACATCTCCAGCACTCAAATCTGTATTGCAAGGAATCATCATACTTATAGATTGTGTAAGAAGGAGATTGTACCTCATAATAGACTGTGCCTGATACTTCTCTGGATCGGCATTAGTTTCTGTGGATATGTCCTTATCAAGTGTTCCAACATCTACGACACCGCACAAAATTCTAGAAGGAACATCACCCAAAGAAACATCAGATCCTTCTCCCATTGTTGGCAACTGAACCTTTCCTCTACCACCAAGATTTTCTAATCTATCCTTATATTTTGAAAACTGAAACTTTCCATCTTCCCAAGATGTAAAATTGAAATCCAATGGATTAAAGAACATTCTCTGACTAGCATATGTTCCAAGTCTCAGTTTTTCAATTAGGTTCTGATTCTTATCGGTAATGTAATTTAAAATTTTAAAGTCATTATTTTGTTCGGAAGAATTAACATTAACCTCACTATAATAGTAAGTTGCCTTTGCCTTTTGTTTGATTAGTTCGTCAATGGACTTAAAATGAAATCCATCTCTAGTTTGATAGAATACAAATCCAGCAGTAGCATCACCAGAAGAAGTTGGAACTGCCTTTGATGCTAA